GGAGGGCCGCTCGATCCAGGTCCTGTCGTTACGCCTGAATGAACATGAAGATTCAAAGCCGTAACAAACAGCTGCAAAGCAGTATTCAACTCAGCATATGTAACAAACGTCTTACTATTCCCGTTAAGCTCAATAGAATCCGTATTTATGACCGCCTTTCCATCTCCAGTAATCGTTAGATCCGTCGCTTCACCAACTCGTTTCCGCTTAACATTCGAAGCGCTGAAAGGAATCGCAAATGCATTATTCAGTGTCAATATGCTTACGGTTTCCGGGACACCAACACCACCCTGTTTTACAAACGTTTGTATGCTCCGATCGGCACAGGTTATCCAAACCTCATCGCCGTTAACAGGAGTCGGTAAGTTTATCGTAAACCCGCCTAAGTTCATAACACCTAAAGGGGCCCGGACAATAGGAAGCCGGACTTCCTCTCCACCAAGTTCAGCACGTTTTTTCCCGGATAACGCGGGCTGAATTTCAAGCCACACAGCACCGTCGCGCTCGAAAGATTTCTGAACTATTCCGGGCATTCCAGTTCTTACGGTTTTCAGTATTTCTTCTATTTGAAACCGGACCAACTGCTCGGGCGTGTCGGTGACTCTCTCTCCCGGGCGGTTGCCGTTTATAACAGATGAGTTGTTTTGAACTGGTGCCTGGTATTCGGAATTTTCGTTATTATTTGGATTAGCCATTATACCACACTCCACCAACAGAGGTTTTCCATTCATCTCCACGTGAATCCCCGGAATGATGGATGCTGTTTACAAGATTTAAAGCCGAATCAAGCTCTCTATACTTTGCGGCCTCAGACCCTATGGAAAAAGTTGCGATCCCTCTGGGATATTGTATTCTTATAATATCTCTGTTTCTAAGAGTTGGCTCAAGATTTGTTTCAAAGCTTAATCCAGTTGATGTTATTTCCGGCTCTTTCATCAGCCCTGTTCCTGCGTTTATTAGAAGAATTCTATTTTTCTTTAAGGGTTCCCCTTGTTTTACGATAATAAGCTGCTTTGTAATAGAATCGCACCACCAAACAAAATTGTGATTAATGGCAAAATGGTCTAGTATTTTTTGGGAAGAATCTGTTCCACTATTATAATCATCCCTTACAACAGCGCTTAGTAGATCATCCCCGATTATTTGATATGGCAATTTATTTCCATCGTCATCAGTTAAAGACAAATCAGAAAAAACTTGAGAAAGTAACACCCCAGCTTCATAGTTGTAAGATAATTTAGGAATAGATGTTAGCGTTTTCCTATACGCAAAACAAGTCATGGTTGTCACTATATCCTGTCCAACTCTTTGGCTGTTTGAATAGTTTACATTTCCTGTAAAAATAACAGGAGGATTTTCTCCATGAACATCTTTATACCCTGCTTGCAATGTAACAGGAACCTCTATGGTTGTTACAAGTTTTACTTCTTTTGAGCTTAGATTGTAAACCTGTATATTCCCTTTCTGGTTATATGATCCCATAGCCTGCATAACATCAAAAGATATACGACGTGCTTGAATGCCGGGTTTAAAGAGATCTTCTATTACAATCTGATTTGGAGGAGTTCCTATGGTGAGCCTAAAAATCCTACCCCATTTCGGTTTTTTGGATACGACTACTTCTGCCATTTTAAATCCGCTTTCCTAAATATGAAATTTCAGCCATCAGGGCTCTTCCTTTCCTAAACACTGACATCACGGCTCCCACTGTCCATAAACAACCTTACTGATTATCGCATCACGATCAGACTGCGCCGGAGAAAAAGAGAATTTTTCAGGAATATCTTCATCCGGAAGGAGATAATAAAGAGTATAATCAGTCACCGGATTTGTATTCGGTTGCCAAGCTCCTGATTCAGGATAGGTAAGTACACTCTCAGGAATAGAAAAACCCATGTCCTGAAAATTATCGGGTGGCCGTGTCCCGCTGGAAATATAATCATCCCAATCGTCGTTCCACAGAAGGAGTTTCCCAAATTCCGTCCGTGGTCGCAAAAATTGAGATAAAATATCTACACCGGCTAAAACGGGAATACCCGACATAATAACCTCTCCGGTATCATCGTAAGCTATAGTAAGACACCACTGTTGGACACGGGGATTCCACAAAAAACTCAGTGACCAATAAATATCATTGAGCAATATCGTATAAGAATAACTTCTATCGGAAAAGAGGGGTATAGTCTGCATTATGCTGCTCCTGCCTGCTGATTGCCCTTTATTTCGGTAGATGAAGCTGTATCAGCTGATGCAGCCGAAGGGTTGGACTCTTCTAATTCAAGTTCTGATTCAGAAGCGATAAACAGCTCTCTCAAGGTCATGTTCCCCGGAAGTGAATTGGCAGTTTTTACATCACGGTCGAAATCAAGGGATTCAAATGCGACATTCTGAACTTTTCCAAAGCTGGTAACAATCGAGAACGGCCTTCGGGTTGCGCGCAAAGCCATAAGGTACTGAAATACTGAGTTTGATGTACCGGCCCCGGCAATAGAGAAAAACTGAGATGCACCGGGGATAACTCCGGCCAGCGCCGTAAGTGCTTCCTGAATCCCCTGTTTACCCATTACATCAGTCACTTTGAATCGGAAAACAAAAGAAAGAGGATCATTTATAATATTATCGTTCTGAATCCTCCCGGATACAGTAGGGTTGCTACTTATCTGACTTGTCGCCGTAATTTTCTCGGTGATAAACCAGATTTTTATTTTCGGTAACTGACCAGTCTGGTATATTCCGTTTATGGTTCCCGGCTGCTGTTGAAGATTTCCGATATTCTCCTGTGGTAAATATTCTGAACCTTCAGGAATAATAATGCCGGGAGTTTCTTTGTATAGTGTCTTATTGATTAACGCTTGTAGGTTCATTGTTCCTGAACTCCTCCATATCCGGATGCTCCGGTTGTTCGCTGAGTTTCCTGTGTTCTGGACGGGATATCCTTTCCATCTATTAAAACCTGAATATTGTTGTTTACAGATAATCCGGCTTGGCCATATATCTGATTTACATTGAGCCCTATCTGTTGAGCCTTCAAAATAGCTTCTTCTTCGGTTACGGCATAAGATCCTGGAGAATATTTGCCCCTGGCTTCCAGTTGAAATTTTCCATATCCAATCAATCCAAGATTTTCTTTTAACGCATCAAGTAATACGTCTTTTCTGGATACAGATTGTTTATATTCTTCATGAGATTCCGTCCCTGGAATAAAAAACGATATGAAATCAACAACCTTCCCCAGACCTTCTATCAAAGAATCCACCAATGATGCTATTTTCTTAATGTCATCCTCATCAATGCTTTCAACAAATTCAGTTATCCGGTTTAACATCTTCGTTAACACCCCAGAATCTACAAGTTCCAACAATACCGCTGTGAACTTGCTTCTTATTACGGATGATAAGTTTGTTAAAGATGAGGAAATTTCCCGGCTGGCATCGGCAAGCTCATCCATTCCTTGAGCCCTTCCAAGGTATTTTTGATAAGTTTCTGGAGAGGCTCTGTACGCTCCCTCTTTGTTTTTCGCTAAAAGCGGCTCGATAAGATTCTCGGACACACCAGCTCCGGCCAACCGGGTAAGAACGAAAGAACGATCAGCCCCCCCTTCTATCAACCGCCTTGCAGAAGTAATAATGTCGGCAAAGACATCCGCTGTGTCCCTCATGTTCCCGGATTCGTCAGCTATTCTTACATTAAAGTCACCCATGGCTTGCACAAAAGCGTCATCCGCCTGATTGTACATGAAATTCCGGGCACCTTCATAGAGTTGTTTTAAAGAACTTTGAACATCATCAGCTTTGCCGCCAGCATCTTTGAAAGTATCCTCCCAAGCTTTCATAGCTTCAGCGGATGTACCCGTAGCACCGGCAACATTCTGATATTCCACAGCCATCTGGGAAAGGCGACCAACCACGGCCATAGCCGCCCCGTCGACGGCAAGAAGTGCAACCGCCCATCCACGGGCGATACTGACGCCTTGCTTTAGAACCCCGACCCCCTTAGAGGCAGCGGCGGATACCCCCTTCTTTATCTTCATGAGTCCTTGGCCGCGTTTAGATTCGTTCTCTGAATCCTGCTGTTCCTGCTCTTCCCGTTCGCGTTCCCGGCGGTTGTATTCTTCTTGGAGATCAAATATTTTTTTGTATGCTTCCACAAGGCCGGAGGGGTCACCCTCCATTTTCACGCCTAACAGGAATTCGTCTATTACGCCGGGCATGGTGTACGGGCTCCTTGGTTTACGGAATAGCCCTAGCGGCTCGTTCAGATATTTTAATATTTACAACCAACATCAATTCCCTCCGCCGGTATCCGGCCTGTTATTCTCTTCCACGGCACGCCGTGCGTTGATCACTTCGATCGCTTCGTAAAAATCCCAGAGCGTCGTTTCCCCGGTGCTGCATCGGTGCCCTCCTGCGGGGATGAGCCCTTGACTGATTGGTCCCCACCAGAGCCAGTTGACGTTGGGGGAGTAGGTCTCAAAAATCCTGTCAGAATCGCCTCTATCTTCCCCACCAAATCTGACGACAGAAGCGTACTTACGAAAGGGCCGACGTACTCACTTAATGCAGCGACCGTCAGGCGGTAAACAAGGGTGGTCGACATGCTCTTGGCCTCTGCCGCCGTTATATTGGTCCCATCTTTTTTATATTGCAATTCCAGAATTCCAGGCTGATACTGAAACTCTGGGAACTGAAGAAGATTCTCGGCAGAAAGTTTCCGCTTTGCTCCGTCTCCGTTCATATCTATTCGTTCAATCTTCGATAATAATAGTTCCTGAAATTCCGTGACTTTCTTCGGGTTTGTTCTCATCAGCGATTGCATGCTCTGAATAAAAAACTGTGTTTCAACCAAATCGTTACCAGCAGACTCTATACGGCCTATAAGCAAATAAAGTCCCGATTCCCCGAAAAGGTGAAGAGCTGTATTTACAAGCTCCATATGCTGTATTGGTGATATGGGCGGGAAATCGTATCCGATTCCGATCTGTGTATCAAGATTTAAAATGTCATTGTAAGACTTCATATAATAATGTTCCTCCTTGGATTAAATAAACTGTGCAACCGATCCGAACAGAGTCGGTGCGCCATCAACAGACTGGAAAAGCATGGAGAACTCATTCCCAGCCTGAAGCGCACCCCACTGTTTGTTTGGGATACTCTTTATTGTACCATTCCGGCAGCTATAAAGCAATGAGCCGATTGAAGAGAGTCCGGTCACTGAATTACTAAAACCCTGACCGAACGGACGCTGATTTACATCTAAAGAGAGGTCCCCGATCAGGAGACCCCTTCTGTGGAAAGAAAAAACCGTCGAGAGTACGACATGGGCCGGGGAAAGATCACCGACCCGGATAATTGCCCTCGCCGACCTATTGTTTGAAACATCCCAGAGATTATCTCCTTCAATGCTCTGTTCATCAGCCGATATCTCATCCGGATTCGGTTCGATCGAGATAACCCCGTCCTTCCCGAAAAAATCCTTGGCCGCAAGGTTTATTGGTACCCCGAACGGCAGCTTGAACGGGAGAGGCACAAAGTCAGAGATGACATCAACAGTAAGAAACACGTCCGTATCGCGGAAGGAGTAGGTCATGGGATACCTTAAATATTTTTATATCCATCGGAGGTTAATACATATCTGCCCTTATATACAGCCCACCCCCATTTTACCATTTGTTTTTCAACATAATCTTTCTTTTCCCACTCGAAAACTAGATCCTTATCAAAACCCATCCTGTTTAAAGCGTTGTAATCTATATTGAAAAGACTACCAGGAAGCAAATCCTGACCATGTTTTCTTATTATTTTTTTTACAACATCTTTTGTGAGCTTAGGGACCGGCGCATCCTTCAACACCCGTCCCGTCCCCGCATCGCGGAGCCTTCCATCTTTTAACCGCTGTATTTTCATACTTATATCTCCTTATTATAACATTGAAAAATAATCCGCATAATACAGATTACTCATCCACTCCCTCAATGGCCTGAGTCATAGACTCAAACCTTAGCTGATAACTGTTACCTGTCTGAGTAGCGCCGAACCCCTTCTCTGCCGCCCGATTCTGAACACTTCCGAGCTTACAGGTATATCCGATCCGTCCACTATCTCCGACGGCGCGCCGGGAGACCGTAAGATCGATTCCCTTCACATTCAATCCCTGTTTATGTCCGTTCATAACAGCCACAATAAACTGATGGACGGGAGTCATGTCCCCGACGTTCATAACGCAGGTTCCCATTTCATCGTTGGTGATAGAAACATAATCTTCACCACCGGCACCGATTTCACCGGTGATAAACTCCGCTTGGGGAGTCAGACGGATAGAATCGTTTTTATCATAGAACCCTTGTGATGTGAGTTCTATGGAAGTATCGGCAGGATAAATCCCGATTGCATCTTTAAGCTTTGCTATTATATCAACTGCCGAAAAGCTGTATGTGTAGGTCTTGCTCATTGCCGGGCCCCCCTATTAAATATCTCTTTATTTTTCATTGTAACTATACCTCCACTCGCCACGGGCTACGCAGCCTGTTTAATCTGGACAACACCGCTGACTTTGATCACAGAACCATTTTTAAGAACAGTCCCTTCCATTAAAAACTGATTCGATGCGCGGCTGGTCGCCGTCGTATAAACTCGGAAGGTATACCCTTTCGGGAGATTTACAACCGTACCGTCAGCTTCAACATAAGAGCCGCCTTCCTTCGGAACATATCCGTTGTTCTTCCAGTAAGATTCAATCTCGTTTTCTAAAGCCGTTCTTACCTTCGCCTGACCGGTAGACCCAAGAGATGTATTATTCCCTTCAGCAACCGCTCGGAAAGCCGCAGCCTGAAGTCTTAGCTGCATAACATTATTCGCCACTTTCTCGGAAACCAAGAGTCCATTCGCCATCCGTCCGGGGAAAACACCGTCTTTTACAGCCTCGTTCGCAAAGCCAACGGTAGCATAGAAGTTCCCGTTTATATCTTCGAATTTGGCAGGATAGGTTATTGAGTCGGGAGTGATTCCGGTCATGGTTTTGTATGTCAGATTGGAATAACCATTTTCAAGATCAAGACGCATACCCGCAAGAAATCCGAGGATAGCAGCGTCCAAGTATTCGTTTTCCAGCGCTGAGGTGTGGAAGAATCCCGCACTCTGAGTGTAATTCTGGGAATCAAAGTAACTCATGGGACCGGATGCACCGGGATCTGTCGGATTACTGCTCGTATCCTGATTGATATAAATCTGAGTCGGGAGTGTTTCGATATTACCGGAAATCGCCGCGTAATCTGATCTGAGCTCTTTCGTAGTCGACAACAACATCCATCCATAGTTTTTCTTATATAGATTAGCAAGAGTTTCCTGAACAAGTACATTCGTCTGTTCAGCCACAAGTTCAGCATTCTGAGCCGTAGCCACAAGGCCGAGATTTTCAACCGTGGCCTGCGGACTCTGGATCGCTGTTCCCGCCGTTGATACTGCGCCGAGGGACGTTCTGAGCGCCGGTGCAACAGTAAGATCCTGCCCGGTTCCCGGAGCTGTCGCGGCAGCTATAGAGCTGGATTCCCCAGTTGTACTTGATGTGATCGTAAATACATCAGTGGTTGCAGAGTAAGTACAAACAGCACCGGTCAGCTCCGCCGTGATTCTGGTAGCAACTTCGGTTTTACTGGTTACCGCAGCAACCCCGGATACCGCCGTTCCGTTTCCTGCGTCAAGCAGTAGGAGTGCGCCAAGGTCTGTTCCGGCAGAGGGAGCAACAGTTACAGTAATGGGTATTGCGCCTTTCGCTGTGCTGGTTATTGTATACCAGTCTTCTGTCGAATTATAGGCGAACGTCGCCGGGATCAGATTCGTATTAAACCCGGCGTTAACCGCGTTCACCAAGTCAGCTTCAGTCGTAATGCTTGAAAGATCA